CTTCAAGCATCTTATTCAATGCTTCGTAAAGGTCTGCCTCTGTGCCTTCTCCGTATCTTCCGGAGAAAGACATAAGCTCCGCAATCTGATCTTTGACTCCGTTTATCTGTTCTTTAAGAATTGCCTCTGCTTCCTCTGTTAGCCCCTTCATTTTAGACATTGACAAGAGATCCGCAAGCTGGCCTTCAAGATTTTCTATAAGTTCCTCTACCGCTTTTCTGCTGGTTTCGTTTATATTAGATTCACCATATAACTGCGTGAGCATTTCATTGAGCATTATTGCTGGACGACCATATTCATAGCTCCAGTCCCACGCAAGAGAAGGATCGAGGTATTCTTTTAGTATCTTGTCCCTTTCATTACGGTATGTTTCAAGTTCGGTTCCATAAGCACTTGTTATGGCTTCCATCTGAAACTCTAAAGATTTCTGTCTTTGTTCTGCAATGTTCAGTATCTTTTCAGTGTTAAGCTCGTCATACTTCGCTATCCACTCTTCTTCATTGAATGTGGTACCGCTTTCAACCGCTTCCCTTCTTGCCGCCTCTTCTGCCGTCTTTAATGCTGCATATTTCTTAACATAATATTCGTTGAATACTTCGGTGTTTTCTTCCAGGACTTCTTCAAGTTCTTTCTGTAGATTTTGGAATGATTCAGCGTCCAATGCAGCACCTGAACCAAACTTTTGATTTAGCAGTGCAAGTTTTGCATCCTGTTCGCTAAGAGATATTATCTTTTGTATCTCCGCCATTTCCTGCTGTTTTTTGGTTATAAGGTCTATGTCTGATGATTCAAGCAGTTCTTTCTCGTAGGCACCGTTAACAAGCTTTGCCAACTCTTCGCCTAACTTCTGCATTGTCATCATATTGTCTTTGTAAAATTCTTTTACCTTTAGGGATATTGCATCTTCTTCAGGGAAAAGCTGGTCTACAATATAAGCCGTATCCGCTGCATACTGGTTTTGCTCTTTTGCAGCTTCCTCAACTTCTGACAAATACTGATCCTTAAGATCTCCACTTAATTCAAATCCAAGTGATACCTTCCAGGTAATCTTGTTTATCTCATCAAAATGATTCTGGATGCTGTCTCTCAGGGATTCCAATTCGTCAAAGGCTTCCAGCTGTCTTTTAAGTTCTTCCATTGAACCGCCGTCAACTATTGCCCTTGCTACGCTATCCAGATCTTTCATGGTGAGCGTTATATCTCCGAAATGATCTGCAAGGTTGCTGTCAATAAGTTCCTGTTCCTGAAGCTTGTATGCTGTGAATATACCCACAAGAGTACCTATTGCAGTTGCGATACCTGTTATTGCAAGTGCTACCGGATTAGCTGTGGCCAAGAATGTTTTTAAGCCTGTTATAACATGGCTGATATTTGAAGCTATCTTATACAGTACAAGCGTTGAACCTATGCCGGTCAAAACTCCTATAACATTATTTTTATTCTTAATTAACCACTTCCCGGTACCGACTATCAGATTAAATACCGGTTCTAAGTACTTGCCTGCTTTTCTCTTAAGCGTTGCCATCTGTGCCGATATCTGGTCCACCCACTTAGGAATGTTCTTGATGTTCTCCCTGATCCACTCCGTAGCTCCCTGTGTAAGTTCCCTTAAAGTTCCGCTGTATGTTCCGTAAAGCTCTACTCCGGCATCCTGAATATTATTCTTAAGGATTGCCAAGTCTCCCTTCAGATTATCAGTCTTTACGTTGGCCATATATTCTGCTGCCCCGGCAGAGCCATATATCGCCTCGGTCAATGCCTTAAAGTCCTCGTCGCTTGCGTTAAGGATCGTCAAGAGTCCGGTCATGCCTCGCTGTCCTGCAAGCCCGGCAGCGTAAGAAGCTTTTTCAACCTGTGACATAGCCTTGTATGCTTCCTGTTCTGCCTGCGTCAGTTCTTCCGCAAGTACCAAAGCGTCAAGCTCGTCCTCTGATAAGTTCTCATAGAATTTCTTTTCATCAGCTGATAACTCTCCGCCGGTAAGACCTGATACCATTTTTTTAATCTCGTCCTGTGACTTGCCGCTTACATTTGCTCTCATCTGTAGCATGATATCCATAAGCGACTTAATCTTTTCTTCTCCCGTTGTGGGATCTATTTCCGTTATGGATACGCCGAAAGCATCCATTGCCTTCTGTGCATCCTTTGTAGGCTTAACCATTCTCGTGAAGATGTTTCTCAGTGCAGTACCGGCCATATTAGCCTTAACGCCGCTGGAAGCCATAAGACCTGTGGCAATAGCCACATCTTCAATCGTGAAGTCCAAAGCTCCGGCAACTGAACCTGCGTACTTGAACGTTGCTCCCATCTTCTCGACATTTGTATTGCTGTTCATAGCAGCGGCGGCCATTACATCAGCCATTCGCCCTGCTTCCTCTGCCTTCATGTTAAAGGCCGTGAGGTTGTCTGTTACGATATCAGATACAAGTGCAAACTCTTCTCCTGATGCCGTAGCAAGTGCAAGTACCGGCTCGATACCTGCCAGGATCTCTTCTGTTTTCCATCCTGCCATACCCATGTACTGCATAGCGTCAGCTACTTCTGTACCGGAGTAAATGCTTGTCCTTGCCAGTTCCCTTGCTTTTTCTGTCAGCTCGTCCATCTGTGAGCTGTCTGCTCCGCTAATAGCCTGTACCGTGCTCATAGCGGCTTCAAATTCCATTCCTGCATTGGTTGCGGCGGTGCCAATACCTGCGACTGCCACCGCTGCAAGCTCTGCCGTTCGCTTTATAGTGTTCAAGGCTTTTTTGCCGACACTTTCAATCTTGTTAAAGCCCTGGTCAAGAACCGAAAATGTTTCATCAGCTGTCATTTGCTTCAGCTTCTTGACCTCTTTCTTAGTCTGCTTAAGGGTATTAGTGAAAGTCTTGTCGATTTCACCGGCGATTCTTACCATTAGCTTGTATTCTTTTCCGTTCATCTATTACCTCACCAACTTCCCTTATAGTGTCTACCCATTCCCCTATCGGCATTGCAGACAGGCTATCTAATCCTGTCCGCAACGTCATAGAGAGCTGGATGTTTATTTTACGGATTTCTCGTATGTCTTTTATGCCTATCCCTAATTGAATAAAAAAGACCTTACCTTGTTCCTCACATTCCTACAATCCTTCAAAGGAAGTGCCTTGAAAAACTCTATGGGCTGTCCTGTTGCCCTTGCTGCTAAGGCAAGAGCGTAGTCAAGTGACATTTCCGGTACCAGATCGTCAGCGTTCTTTTTTCTAACTGCCCTGTCAATCTTTGCAAGGTCCGCACCTGTCAGCTCTTCCAGTCCTTCAAGGTTTAACTCGGTATAAGTCTCACCTTCAAATACAAAGGGTTTCTTAAATTCAACTATGAGTTTGTTTTCTTCTTCGTCAGTTTCTTTTTCTTCTGCATCAAATCCGAGAGCCTTTTCAAACTCTTCGTCATTCTCTTCTGCTGCGTAATTAAGTTCGTTATCCATGTCTTTACCTCTTTTCTTTGTGTAAATGGTTTAATATACAAAAAGTACCGGCTTCGGCTGTATAGCCTGCCAGCCGGTACTATTGAAAAGGAATATGTTACGATCAGCTGTAAGCCTTGATCTTGGCCAGCATATCCTTACCCTTGATCTTGTAAACGCTGTTAAGCTTGTCATACTCCATAACAACCTTTCCGTTTACCTCAATGAGGTAGTAGAAAAGTTCAAGAGTAACCTTGCTCTCCATCATCTTACCGTTTTCAAGCTTGCCGGGATCAAACTTCTTAAGTCTGCCTCTTTCTACGATCCTAACAGGTCTGTAGGTGAGTGCTCCGGTGCCTCTGTCTGTCAGCTGCTCCGAACCTCTCATAGTGATATCTACGGGTGTTGAAGGATCCATGATAGAAAATACATCATCATCAAGGTTTCTGAAGTTGATCTCCTGCTCTAAGGAACCATACTGTCCGGGAACGGAAGTCTCATAAGTTCCGAGTATTCCGGCTCCGTTGATTGTCTCAGTGATGGCATCCATTGTAGGAAGGGTGGTAGCACCGGTTACACCAATGCACTTGTTGCCCTTGCCGTACACATTGTAGTTGTTGATAATCTCAGGTATCAGTCTCTCGTTACCCATTATGCTTCACCTCCCCCAAGTGCTTCTTCAACCATTGAAGGATCATATTCAAGTATGTCAAGTACATACTCAGCAGGAGTGTAAGGAGCAAGGTACTCTCTGAATACAATCTTGCCGTTCAATACATCACCTATCTGGTTATCTTCCTGGCGGTACTCCATGCGGAGACCGGCACACTTGTCAGATGCAACAAGGCTGTTAGCAAATACATTTTCAGAATCAACGAAGGACTCAATAAGTCTGTAGTTTGCAGGATCATCAATCTTTTCAGCGTAGGTAACGATAAAGCGGTTGCCCCACCATGAGAAGAATCTTCTGCAAGCAATCCATCTGTCCTTAGGATCTGTTGTTCCGGGATATGCTGCTGTATTGTTGCCCCATGAACGGAAACCGTTATGGTTAACAGCTGTAACTACGCCGATAGCGTTAAGCTCGTTTGCCTGATCGTCGTCAAGATAGATCTCGTTGCCGTCAGCATCACACATAGCACTTGCCTTAATAGGCTTGTTTGAAGGTGAAAGGCTGGGAACGTTCTCATTGTTGATATCTGTATAAACACACATAGCAACATAGAGAGCCGAGTAAGGCATCTTCTTTCCGGCATACATAGCCATAGGCCAAACACAGATCATATTCTCGTTAAGGAAACCAGCTGCTGCCTTCTTAGCTGCTACGTCAGTATAAACCTGAGCACCGCTTGAAGTGGAGTCGATATCAACTACACATTCACAACGGAATTTGCTTGAAAGCTTGTAAGCCTTCTCTGAAAGAGCAAGACCTACTGAAGCTGTCTTTGAGAATCCGGGAGCTGCTAAAAGCGAGGGTACAACCTGAAGCTTTGTGTAAACTTCGTCTGCACACTGGATACCAGTATAAACACCTGTAGAAGTTGAATAGGATCCTATAATTTCTGCTGCGGTAACTCCTGTAGGAGCAAGCTTATAGCCGGTAACATTGATCGCTGTAACACCGGCAGCAAGAACAGTGAATACTACATAACCGTTTGCGTCGTACTCTACTGTGTAATCGTCGTCAATATCAAGAACGGTGACTCCGTTCTTGACAACGAGATCATTGTCAATCAGGACTCCCTTTGATGTGCTGACACCGACCTTGTTTGAAAGAGTGATTGACTCGGTGTATGCTGCTTTGTGATTAGCGTTTGAAGGATCGAGCACGTTGATGAAAACTGCCGGACCTACTCCAAAAGCCTTGAACATTGCATCTGCACAAGCACTTAAGGTGTAGCTGTCATAGTCGTCAGAATATCCGAAAGCGTCTGCAAACTCTGCAAATGTATTACAAAGTATAGGCTTGTTGACTGCTTTTGAAATGTCTGCCGCTAAGTTAACTGCTGATGTTCCTACAAAAACCGGAACGAAACCATCAGTACTCACAGGTGCAGGAATGCTTGTAGGATTTTCCATAATCCTAATACCGTGATTGTAAGGCATCTTTTTTTCCTCCTGTTATTTTGTTTAACCCCTGATACGCTGGGCTACATTCTTGTAAATGATAGCCAACGCTCCGGTTTTAAGTTTTATTTCCTTGACTGCCGACGGGATCTCGTCTATCGTGACAAACAACTGTCTCATAGGCTTGTATGATGTTATTGCATCTTCAATCTTCTGGGGCAGCTTTCCATCAGCATAGACTATTCCGTGTCTGATAAGATTAGGAATCGTCGGCCCGATATACATTAAGTTCTGCTCTGCTGCCTTTTTCGGTTGCACCGGTGCAACTTCGGCAGTAAGCTCGCCACCGTCAATGGTAACGCTAACTTCCTGTACATCTTCCTGTTCTATCTCTTTGGACTTAACATCCTCTGATTTCTGCTTCTTAGGTTTCATGCAAAAGGATCCTCCTTTCTGACTGCGGCTATCCTAAAATCAAGATTGCACGCTCCGATAAAGTACGGATAGTAATTATCTTCCTGTGCTACCCAATTCCATTCTCCGGTATAAGCAGCCTTATTTCTGAGGTTGTTATCCCTGTGAAACCTCAAATATATTTCCTGGAAGATATTTTGTAGATCCCTGTATCCCTGACTGTCGTTATCTCCGTCCCAAACAGCGGCTATAAGACACACGGACACAACGTAGTTACTGTTTCTCTCCCCTGTATCATTTCCCCTTATCAGTCTGATTATGATATAGGGTACCGGCATTTCGTCCTGAGAATAATCAATATCCAGCTTCGGCAGGTCCTGCTTGTAAACGTTTATCGGTATGAGGTCGCCCTTTTTACATTTGTACCTCCAATCCTTAAACAGTTCGTTAAGCTCTTCTTCCAAAGCATCAATCAGTTCAAGTGGTGTCATATATCCTCCAGCTATTTAACATACTTTGGTATAGTCTTCCTGATCTCTTCGGCTAAGGTTCCGTACACCGTACTGTCTATCTTCTGCTTGTAAACTATTTCTTCGCCTTTGGCTTCGGTTGTAGAATACAAGGACCTTAAAGCTTCTTTCCAGGGTTTATCTTTCATGTGGGTTCCCGGTACACGCTCTGCAAAAGCAAAGTGTCCGTTTGTATATCTGACTACAAACGCCCTGTATTCATCTCCGCCTGAGCCTAACCGGAGTCCCATCTTTTTAATTCTGGCACCCTTTAAGGTTTTGGCTTTGATATAGTCCGGTGCTCCTACACTTCCGGGATAGTAAACTTCAGGCTTTACGGTATATTTC